AGGTTTGTGTCCGGTGTTACTAATTTCTGCGAGACAATTCCACACTTCCCAAATCTTTACAAATCATGGCCGCTCATAAACGAAAAGGAATCCCAGACTACGCTGACTCAATGGCTCAAGCTGCTGGCTACTGGGGCATTCCTAAGCGCGTCATTCGTGTCGCTAAGGATAATGGTTGCCCCGCATTTGTGGCGCAAAGAGTTCACCGCGCCCCCCTCGTCAAGTGGCTGCAAGAAAATCCTGACATCGCTGCCCAGGGCGAGGCGCAAGAAGGAGCCGCCGACCTCAAGGTAAAAAAGCTCGCCGCCGAGGTCCGAATCCTTGAAGGCAAGATTGCACGCGAGAATGCGGACGTAATTCCGAAAGGCATCGTCAAGGACGAATGGGGAAGGGGAGTTGCCATCATTTTTGAGGAGGCCAAGGCGTTCCTGAGTCGGGACGAATACCTGGCCTTCACGAAAGCCTGTAAAGCCAAGATCAAGGAAATCGAATGACCCCGCTCAAAGCCGAATCCCATCCTGGCCGAATCATCCAAATCGACATCGACCCGGCACCGGATGGCAAGCAGGTCGTCGTCATCCAGATCGAGCTTCCAGAATCCGTGCTTGTCCCCTTTTCCGATTTCGTGCTAGGACAGGTCCGGTTAACCATCACCAAATGACAAATCATGAGAATCAGAACACTAGAACAGGCGATTAGCGATCAATCCGATAAAGTAATTTTATCGCAAATCAAAGTCTTGAACGAATTGCTTGGAAACTACCCCACCAAGACCGCGCAAGACCTCATCATCGAAGACCTTCAGCGCGAAAACGACGCCGCGCTTGAGAAGATCCAGCAACTTTCCCGCGCCCTTTTTGACCTTGGGTTTGACCCGACGCAGTTGCCATGACGCAAGCGGATCTAGAGCTAGACGAAGACGAGGTAGAAGCCAAGTGCGTCACCTATTGCCGCGACCTGCTGGCGGGACTGATCACCCCTCCGTTTGAAGGCGATATGGTGGAATGGGCAGATGGCACGTTGAAAATACCCTACTCGGTCCGATACCCGATTTTCCTTGCCGGGGAATCGCCGTGGCTACTCGGTCCGATGCGGGCAATCTCCGATCCGCAAGTCAAGCGGGTTGACGTTCGCATGCCAGCAGGTGCGGCCAAGTCTCTGATTGGCGAAGTCATGATTGCCTACACAATAAGCGAAGACCCCGGAATGCTCTATTACGTTTGGCAAACCGACGACGACGCCAAGGACGCAATGGAGGATCGAATCAGCCCGATGATCGAGGCCAACGACTTTCTTTCCGTCCGACTTCCGGTTGATCGGAACAAAAAGCGGTCGGTCAAAATCGCTTTTCCGCACATGAGTCTATACGCGGTCGGAGCAAACCTATCTGCAGCTCAGTCAAAACGAGTCAAACGGCTGATCATGGAGGAGCCGCACCTATACGGACCAGGCATGATGACCGCATTTGAAAAGCGCGTTGAAGGCGTCGATGACTACAAGATCGTAACGCTCTCTACCGGGTCAATCATTGGCGATGAATCCGACGAATCCTTCAACTCAGGATCGGTCGAACGCTGGCAAGTCCCCTGCCCGCATTGTGACACGTTCCAAGCGATGAGCGACAACCGGGACAGGCTCGTTGCCAAGATTGACGACGAGACGTGCGACGAAAACGGCGAATACGATTGGAGGCGAATCCTTCCAACGGTCCGATACAACTGCGAGCATTGCGGAGTGGATTGGCCGACTGACAACGAGTTCCGGCGCATCCAAGCCAAGAAGGGGCGATACGTTGCAACGAACCCAAATGCGCCATCCGATCACCGCTCATTTCACTTGGCCGCGCCATCCGTTCACTATTTCCCGTTGTCCAAGATTCTCATGGAGAAAATGAAGGCGTCCTATTCCGCACGGCGCGGAGCATTGGAACCGCTGAAAGACTACGTTCAAAAGCGCAACGCCGACGCATGGGATGAATCCCCCGTTGACAGCGATGTGGACGCGGCGTTTGAACGGGCCAAGGGTGAATACCTCATGGGCGAACCGCACGAAGCGGAAATTGCCCGATTCATGACAATCGACAACCAGGCTGGCCGCGCCAGCAAAGGGCAAGGCGCACACCGATGGATCGTCGTCCGGTCATTTGGTCCGATGGAATGCAGAACGATTTGGGCCGGGAGGCTGGACACTTGGGAAGAGGTTGAGGAAAAGCGAATCGAGCATGGCGTAGAACCAGCACGAACGCTTGTTGACATGGCCTATGACACACCAGCAGTTCAAGAGGTTTGTGTGCGTTATGGCTGGCAAGGACTATGGGGAGACAATACTGCCAAGCGGTCATTCCCCCACCATGAGACGGTTCTGGTTAACAACCATCCGCAGAGACTCACCCGCAAGTTGCCATACTCCCCCGTCAACTTAGGCCACGTCGGAATTGGCAAAGGAGGCGTCAAACGGCAAGCGCGATACTTCTTTTGGTGCCAGCATCCAATCAAAGATATGTGGCATCGCCTCAAGGATGGGCTTTCAACTTACCGCTGGACAGTCGCTAAAGACATCCCCGACGAATACAAAAAGCATTGCAGCGTCGAGTTTAAAAAGCTAACCGTCGTGAAGAAAACTGGGCGCAAAGAATGGACGTGGTTCACGCCAGACAAGAAAGACGACCACTTAGGCGACTGCGATCAAATGTGCCTTGTCGCTGGATTGATGGACGCACGAATCAGGGTTATCCTCTGGAGTTCAGCCGACGAAGAAGGACAAACAGAAAGCGAGAATCATGAGCATTGAAATCACCACTAAGCGATCAATCCAAGAGTGTCCACAATCACAGAAGGCACAAGTTGCTTGCGTCATTTATGGGGCAAAGCAAGTGGAGATCACCGGCATTGACCCTCCTATTGCATTCCGATGCGGCGGGAAGGTTTACACCGAGTGCGAACGACCTTACATCAAAACGCTGCTCAATCGGGAATGGGAAACAGGGCTGATCGACGGTCGGGCTCAATAAACCACGCGAGCGTCAAAAACCGTGTCGGTCGTATTGGAGTTCGTCACGATCACCATGCGGAGAAAGTCATGGACCTGAGCGAATATAACCGTCGTCCATGCGGAGGTCGAAAGAGTCAAATCCCCTTCCGAAGTCGTGTGCCAGTTTTGATTGTCGGTTGACGATTGAAAGCGGACCGTGATTGCATGATCGGTATAGTAGCGGAACATGGACGTTCCGCCGTTGATCGACACGGCAGACGAGACGCCGCGCATCAAAGCCGGGAGCGTCGTTGCAACGGTATCCTCGGTTGAAAATGTCAACTTGTTGGCAGCGGTCAAAACAGACGGCGAAAACGTGAAAAGCTGGATTCCGTCTGCACCGTCACGCGGAACCCGTTTGGCAAAATTGCTAGCGGATTCGGTAAACGTCCACGCGAGCTGACGGTTGCACGGGATTTTGTCAGTCAGTGTCACAACCGAAGTCGAAACCGTAGCGGACAAATAAGGATTGACCAAAGTTCCGGCGTAATACTCGGTCCCCGGCGTTCCGCTGGCATTGATGGCCTTACTAAAATTCGACATTGTATCCTGAACCGTCGCGCCGATCTTCACGTCATACGCCGCCGCCAGCGTGTTTTTGAAGCGATAGGCGCGGGTGAATCCGGTCAATCCGATTGTCAGTGTCGCGCCGTCTGATGGGTTTGTCAGGCCGGTAATGTCCCCCACCGCCGACGTTCCCGCCGCGTAACCGCTGACCGTTCCCGCCTCGGCAACTCCAAGAATTGCTTGGGTTAGGGCGGAAAAGTTGGATGTGGAATTGACTTCAACCTTGCCCGCAAGCGTCAACGTTTGCGATCCAGGTGCCGCGGCAATCGTGCCGTAGATCGCAAGCGTTGTCGCGTCAGCAGCGTTATCCGAGCGGATGTAAATAGGACCATCAACGACGGGTTGAGCAAGGATCGGATTTGAGGCAATAGTGGAAAAGGCAGTGTTTGACATGCCGCAACCATATCAAAAAAGTTTTCTCTTGCAATCCTTAGTATTTTAGTAATGATTCGCGCCAATGGCGGTCAAGCAAACCCTCGTCGGGCTGGAGGCATCGGATCTAATCGACATCCGTGATGCCTGTAAGCGCGCTATTGTCGCCGGAACGGTCCGGGGTATCTCTTACACTATCGCAGGCCGCTCGTTCAGCTTTCCTTCGCTGGAATCCGCGCAGAATACGCTCCAAGAGGCCTCTTACGCCCTCGGGCTACTTCAAGGCACCCGGTCCGAAAACGTCCGGGGATGCTTCAACCCTAGCCTTGGGAGGAACCGCCAAGGATGAGCGACTTCAAGCCATCATTCATCGACCGGGCAGTCTGCGCCGTCGCCCCGATTGCTGGAATGAAGCGACTCGCCGCCCGCCGAATCCTCCATGAGTTCCGCTACGACGGAGCCGCGATGACCTACAAGCGGGAAAGCGCACCGCAGAACATGTCGCCAAACTCGTATGACGTTCAGCGCGACAGGCTGCAACTCATGCGCGAGGCGGAAGACCTTGAGCGGAACTTCCCCCCGGCGAAAATGCTCAACCGGAAATACGCGCTCTACACCGCGCCAATTTCCTACCACGCGCAGACGGGAGACAGCATCCTTGACGCGGAAGTCGAGTCCTACCTTAACGACGAAGTTTTTCCAAACTGCGACGTTACGGGCCGATACGATTTTTTCAAAATGATGGAGTTCGGTATCATGGGCTGCAATCGCGGCGGTGATTACGGCTGGGCATTTGTCCGACCTGGACTTGAAGAAGGAATGTCGGAACAAGCCGCGCTTGAACTTGACTTAAAAATCCAAGCCGTCGAACCGGATCGAATCGGCGGCGTTTACCAAAACATCGTTTCCAACGATTACGTTTCTGGCTGCATCATTGGCGAATACGGCCAGATCACCCATTTCCGGGTTTTCCATCGGTCGATGACGACAAACGTCTATGACAATCCGGTTGACATTCCGGCGTTTCAATTTGTCCATCTGACCGACCCGTTACGGATCGACCAGTATCGCGGCGTATCCCGTCTAGCGACCGCAAACACCAGCTTGCGCGATCTTTATGAAATGATCGACTTTGTGAAGGGCAAGGCAAAGCTCGCTAGCGCGTTGACGGTTTTCACCAATTCCAACGGCGCGACAATCGGCAGCGGAGCGATGGACCCTTACGGCGTCAATGTCCCCGGAGGCGGGGCGATGGCAATGCAGCAGGACATTCAATTCGGCCAGATCAATCACCTAGCGGGCGGAACTGATATCAAGTTCCCATCGAGTAATTCACCGTCAAGCGAAGAGCAAGCATTGATGACCATGCTCTTGAAGCTCACGGCAATGGCATACGACTTGCCATATTCCTTTGCCTTGGACGCGTCGGCCCTCGGGGGGGTATCTAGCCGACTCGAAAGCGAGCAGGCGAAAGCGGAGTTTGAGCGCGGGCAGCGCGTCCTTGCCCCTCTCGCTCATCGAATCAAAAACGCTTTCCTTTTTGATGCAGTAGCAAAAAGCATTTTCCCGCAGCGTGTTCTCCGAAGCATTACGAAGGGGCGATGGGGCTACCGATCGCACCCGCAACCGGACATCGGCAAGGAAGCAACCGCAGCGGTGA